AATGAAATTATTCTCTTATCCAGCATCGCTTTGAGTATCTGCTGTGCCCTGACATAATCTACTTCCCGCCGCAGCTGCTCCTGCGGAACAGGCATCTTATCAAGATCAACTTCCGGGATTGCATCAGTAATATTGACCATGTACTATTTCCTCCAGTCCGAGGCTTCTATCCTCACTACTCACTGGAAAGAAAAAGGCCGTCTGGCCGAAAAGGATATAAAAAAATAAGCCCACCGAAGATAAAAATCCTCGATGGGCTTAAAAAACTGTGACTATAAAAAATTCTGTTACGTTTTTCGGATGCTGTCCTTAGGCACCCAACCCAAGCCGTTGTCCAGCAGGTACGGGCACTTGCGTTTCAGATCGACAATGCGGGTGACAGTGCAGGTTCTGTTCTGGAAGGAGCATCCTTTCCCGCCGCCGTAGCTGTCTGCGTAGACCGCGCCGTTCAGAATGACTCGGTCACCGATGGAAAAGCCGGACGGAGCAGGATCGGCGGTGGGAGCAGAAGCCGCGAGCAGCTTTCCAACCTCGGCGCGGAAGGTGTCCATGCTCTTGCCGAACCTCGGGAACCAGTGCATCACATCGCCGTGGTTCGAAGCAATCCCCAGCTTGTAGCCCTCCGAGTGGCAGATGACGTCTTTTTCAATCAGCCCATACTGTTTGCAGAGGTAGGCGCACAGTTCGGCGGCTTCTTTGTATACGGCGTTGAAGTATGCCGCGTCCGTCAGACCGTCCTCACAGATTTCAAAGGAAATATGCGTATCGTTGCCGGAGCCGTTTGTGCCGCTTCCGCAGTGCCAGCCGCGCATGTTCCACGGCAGTGTCTGGTAAATCGCGACGGAACCGTCAGCCAGCTTGCCGATAAAACCGTGGACGCAGACCTGCCGTCCGTCCGGCGTATTCTGGTTCCAGTGGTTGCTGTACTGGTTTTTGCCGAGCAGACCGTCGTCCGGGCCGACGTAGCGTTTGAGGTAGGGGTTATTCGCCCCGGTGGAATGCACCATGATGCCCTTCAGCGTAATGGTGCGCCCCGCCTTGTAGCAGGCATTGTTCGTAAGGATAAGTTTATGCAAGTTCATTTATTTGTCCTCCTTATCACTGCGGTCGTGAAGCTGTTCCAGAATATCCTTGAGCTGCTGTGGAATGGGCAGACCCAAGTGCCCGGCGTTTTCCAGCATCGACACACCCTCGTTGGAGCAGTAGAAGAAAATTACTGCCGTCCGAATTACCTCGCCGTTGCCGATGAGATAGATGTCGACGATGTGCCCGATGCCGACCATGACGAAAATCAGCACCTTTTTGCAGATGCCCTTGAAGCCGACCTCGCTGGACAGCTTTTTGTCCGCGACGGCGCACATGACCCCGGTAATGTAGTCGGCGACCACAAAGACGAGCAGCGCGTAGAGAAAGCCGTCAAAACCCCCGACAAACCAGCCGAGGAAGCCGCCTACCGCCGCAAGCCCTATTTGAACCCAAGTCCATACTTCTTTCATTTCAAAACCTCCGTTCATGAATTTGTGTATAAAAAAACGCTCCCAACGCAGCGGGAACGCTCAAAAAAATTATTCAGCTACAGGGACAGAAGCAGTTCCCGAAGCTGATTCATGACCGCCGCTTTGGGTCGGCCGGTGCCGATGGGCGACCATGTTATGGGCGGGACATCAAAGACCGAGGAGGAATCGAAACTATTGATCACCGTAATGACAGGCTCGATGGCCTTTCGAAGCTCCGTGATATGAACCGGCCAATTTTTGACTGCCGTCTTTCCGGCGGCAATTTCCTCGCTCCATGTCGCGGGCGACAGGTTGTAATAGCTTCGCGTCATATTGACGGCGGTGTGGAGCGTTTGGATATGAGCGGCTTTCACATGCGTTTCATTCGCGGTAATTGTTTCAAATGGCATTGGTAGAACCGTAAAAGCGCGCGTTACCTCGGGACTTGCCGACTCGGTATCGCTGTCGAGACAGCGGATGGTGATGGAATGGCTTCCCACCGCCAGCGCTTCCGGCTGAAATACCGTTTTAACGCCGTTGCCCAGATAGCCGCCGGTGGAAAACCTTTCTGGATTGTCCACGCTGTTGATCCAAGCGCTCGCGTCGATTTTCACTTCCACCATCTGCAACTGACCGTCCGGCTCGACGCCCGTAATAATCAGAAAGCGCGGTGTGGTATTGAAACTGGAAGCGCCGGCCACCGGGCAGACGATGGTCGGAGCGGTCGGCGGGCTGTTTTTCTTCACCATCCCGATGACGACATAAGCGGAAACAGCGTCTAGGGTATCAGTTACGCTGATGCGGTAGCGGGTAAACGTCCCGGCAATCTGAGAGGCGTTCGCCGTATACGTTCCCGAGGTTAAGCCCGAAATAACGATTGTCAAAGCTTCGTATGCCGACCAGTTTGTCCCGTCCGTGGAGGTCGCGCGCTGAATGACATACTGCTTGATGGCGCTCGTGCCCGGTGCAGCTCCGCTCCACGTGAGGGTTACAACGCTCCCTTCATAGATCGCTGGGGCGGCGGCAAAGGATACCGGCGGGGTTGGCAGTGTGTTTTTTCGTACGGTATTGCCGGACACCGTCCAATCGGAATAGTAACTTTCACCGGCGACACCGCAGGTTCTGACTCTGAACCGGCGGTAATTTCCCCTTGTGCCCGGCGGACTGACGCTGACGCTGTTGCTTGTCGCGGTGGTGCTCACCGTCATCAGTGCCGTCCAGTCTCCCCAGGTGCTGTTGTCAGGCGAGTCGCTGTATTGGATTTCATAGGATGTGATGGCGTTTCCCGCGCCGGCCGTAGCACCGCTCCACGAGAGGGTGACATTTCCTTCAGCCAACGCCGCACTTACAGAGCAAAGTGTCGGCGCTCCGCAGGCTGTGACATCGCAGAAAATGCTGTTGCTAACTGTTTCTGCCGAGTAGACATCCAATGCGTCGATGGTCCAGACGCCGAATTGCGTATACGTTCCCGGCGTGCTTGAGACAGCCGGGTTATAGCTGCCGCCGCTGGCCGACAGAGTCAGCGTGGTCAGCACGTTCCACGCACTCCAGGTGCTGTTGTCCAATGAAGTGCGGCTGGCAATCTGATAGCCCTTGACCGTGCTGGTGCCACCCGACGCGCCGCTCCATGTCAGCGTAATCGTCTCGTTGCTGTAGGTCGCGGGTGTGGCAACCGCCGATGTCGCGGGCTTCGGCGCCGTATTTCTGCGCACGGAGTTTGTGGACACTTTCCACCCCGAATAGTAGCTCGCTCCCGCCGCGCCGCGCGTCCGCACCTGAAACCTGCGGTAATTACCCCGCGTCGTTGGTAGCCCAACAGAAACGCTGCCGCTGGAAGCTGTGGTGGTCACTGTCGTCAGTGCCGTCCAAGTTCCCCAGGTGGCGTTGTCCGTGGAATCGCTGTACTGAATCTCATAGCTTGAAATCACGTTGCTTATGCCGCTTGAGGCTCCGCTCCAGGAAAGTGTCACGTTTCCCTCAGCAAGAATCGGGCTGACTGAGCAGGAGGTCGGCGCGCCGCAGGCCGTGGTTAGAAGCTCTGAGCTTTGCACTGTGTAGCCTGAATTGTCGATTACCCCGGAAGAAAGCGACAGCCGCCCGTCCGACACCACCTGAAAACGCACGCCCTGCGCGGCGTTTCCGGCTGTGGAAGCGCAGGTGACCGTGACATATCTGAGTCTTGCCCCGGTTCCGTCCCAATCGTCGCCGTCCGCCGCCTTGATACGCACCTGTGCGGACGAGCCGTTGACCGTCATGGTGCAGAGCAGGGCGTAGCCGCTGTGGATGTAGGAGCCGGAGGAACCCAGCGCGGCGGAGATGGTGAAGTTGTAGGTCATCTGGCTGTTGTTTGGTCGGCTCTTGGAATAGGTAATGGTGTAATGAACGGTCGGGCCGGAGCCCGCGTTCAGAGTTACGCCGTTAATATCCGCCACTGTCGTTCGCCTCCTTATTCATAGACCGCCGTTATCAGCGAATTGACCAGCCCGCAAAGGCTGGCGTTCAGCCGGGTATCGGTGATGTTGTTCGCGATGATTGATGTGGCGGCGGCAGGTACCAGCACGTCGGCGATGCCGAGTTCGTAAACGTCGCTGGTTCTTGTCAGCGCCGGGGCGACTGGCGTCGCGGCGGGGGTGCCGGTGACAACGGCGAGCCGAATGCTCCGGCTGACCTTGCTTAAGCGAACCACAACCCGATCAATCCGGGGATTACTCCCGTTCGCCGTGGTAAGCGCAAGGTTTAAGGCGTCCGTGTTCTCGTACCGGTAACCGCTAATCCACGCGCCGCCCGCCGCGACGCTTACCGCCAGTCCGCTCCCCGGCGTCGCCTGCAGGTTGCTTGCCGCCGCGTAAAATACGCCGTTTGAGACGAGGCTTCCGAAATACGCCGCAAAATCCGTCGCATCATAAACTCGATCCCCATCCGATGAGTTGAAAAATCCGCTTTTCTCCATATTGCTTTCCTCCCGTTAAGCCCTCGCGTAAGAGCAGGATATCAGGTAATAGCCCGTGGGCAGCGTGGACGAGGCGGCGTTTGCCACCACGCCGCTTGCACTGATTGTAATCGGCATATTGGTGCCGCTGCCGCCCACGGCAGTCGCTACGGATCGCACCGTCGCGTAGGGGTAAAAATTCGCGTTCGTAATCGTTAGAATTGTGCCGCCGGAGGCCACTCCCGAGGAACCTACATTGACCTGCATTCCGATGGAAACGACGCCCTTATTGACAAATGACATATTCGCGCCCACCGTGACGCCGCTCCCAAGCGAGTAGGTAATAGAGGCGTCGGCCTCCTGGGCGACTTTCGCGGTAGTCACAGCGCCGTTTGCGAGCCGCGCGGTGGTGATCGGTTCATTGTTGATATTCAGCCAGTTCGCCGCGCCCGACGGATTGTTGTATATGAAGATGGAAATCACGTAAAACGTCATGGTGTTGCGGGAGATGAAGAAGCCCATCGCCCGCTGGTAGCCGGTTCCCGTGCTGTCCCCGTTGTGCTTTACCAGAAAAACCTGTCCGTCGTCGCTCGGCTGGTCGCTGAATTTGTTGCCGCTCCACGAGGTGAAGTACAGCGAATCGCCCGGCTCCATATGGCGCAGGGCGTATTGTCCGGCCGATATCGTACCAGCCCCCACGGTTATTTCAAGCGCGGGTAGCTTCCCAAATAGGTTGTTCACGGTGGCAGTGAAGGTATCTCCCTGAATATCGGGGTCCACCTCCGACAGATTTCCAAGCGTTCCCGACATGGCGTCCAGCGCCTTGGTTACTTCGGCTATGCCTGCCGGAGCCGAAAGCGCCGTTTTGACCTCACTCATATCGGAGCGCATCTTCTGCGCGATGGTAAGCTCGGCTTTACCGAACACAACGCTGATGCTCAGACCGTCCGCATCGTAGGTTTCCTCAATCTCGGTAATGCGCGTCGTCATGGATACACCCCACGCTTTGGACATGACCTTGACCGTTTGGCCAAGGTCAAAATCCGTCTTGTAGGTCAGGTTGCCGTGAGGGTTTACCGAGGTGTCGAACGAATAGCGGATTTCCTGCTCGCTCAGCTTGCTCTGCCCACGGAAAATCAGCGAGTCGATGTACCCGTCGCCGAAGTCCGTTTTTTGCAGGTCTTTGGCATCCACGAAAATCTCGCGCCGGGTTTCGCCGGAGCCGCTTGTAATGGCGGCGAACGTGCGGCTTTCTCCTTCGCCCTCGCCGCCGATGAGCGCGGTATTGGCGTAATCCGCCGCGCTCTCGGTATAGCTCTGCTCCGTCAGGTTTTCGTATTCCTTGGAGAACACCGCCTGAGAGTCAGCGCCCTTATACAGCGCCACGGTAAATACGCGCGTCGCCGGAGTGAATACGGTCTTAATGCCAATCTCCGAAGCGCCGCACAGCTCCGTCACCGCGTCCATCAGATTTTTGTACGATATCTGGGTGCTGACTGCAACGCCCAGGCTCGGGGATGAAAAGGCTATGCCGCCGATTCGCCTCGCCGCGTCAGCGGGACTGATGAGATGGTTGTTTAAAAGCTGTCCCACACAGAAGGAGAGGTCGCCGGACAGCTTCTCCATCTGCCAGACAATGCGCCGGGAGAGAAAAGAGGTGGCAAAACGTCCGCTCGCCGTGATGATTTCCTTTTCCGCTTGCGCCATTTCCAAATGCTCAATAATCCCCGCTTCCTCGTCGTCGTTCTTCCAGATGAAATTGCCCTCCTGCAGGAGCGCGGTGTTTTGCGGGGTCGCGATGGCTTTCAGTTCAAAGGAGCCGCACTGGGAGTAACGCCGCGTCCAGCGCAGGTATTCGAAGGATTCCACGATGCCGGTAAGCTCCCGGCTCGAGTTGTAGATATACAGTTCCATCCTCACACCCCCAGAAACTGCGGCCGGTAATAAATGCTGACCTCCAGCAGATCCATATTATCGGAAGCGTCGTAGCGCAGAGTATTGACACCGGAGGCAAGCTGAAAGAACGCCGAACCGGTATCCAGCAGCGAGAAAGCGTTCGTCACAGTACTTCCGTTGACGCTGACGACACGCTTGCCGGCGAAATGGGTGTATACCCGCAGCTCATCCCCGGCGTTCATCGTCGTGAGGATGCGGACATACTCCTCGGTATCCATGTTCAGCAGTTCGGGATTCGTCACCGTTCCCAGCGCGTGGAACACAATTTCACAACCGCAGGAAACGTCGCCGATATTGTCGACCGTGATGATCTGGCTGGGCTGGCGCATTCCGAATTCCATGCCGCTTTCGGGTATCTCCAGTTCAAACTGAAACTTCGGTATCCAGGACGCCAGTTCCTCGCGAATTTCCTCCGGTGTCTCAAAGAAAGGCGACGGGCAGAGCAGGCTGACAAAAAAGCTGGGTATCCGATGGCGCGAGGAAACCGTAAATCCCGCTTCCTCCACGACGCAGGCGATTTGCCGCTCCCGGTACAGAAGCGTCCCGCCCACCTTGGGGCTGAATATTTGAAGGAAACCGTGCCGCCGTGCGTAGGCTTCATCAGGTGTATCCGCTATGACCGTGCCTTCCAGCGTGATGTTGCGCATATCCAGTGTAGACGAGATGTAAAAAGCGCCGTCCTGATCCGGCGCCTTAAACGTGTTGACAGTCTGGCGAACATTGCCCGTACCGTCTATCTTCTGAAGGAAATACGGACGGCTTTGTTTGAGCGTGATGCTCTTGCCGTTTGCGTTGATATAGGTCAGTTCCATAGCCGTCCTCCTTTAATACTCCAACGCCAACTTGCGCGAGAGATTCTTGAATTCCCGCGCCAGCTCCTTTTCGGACAGCGCCTTGGGCGTCACCACGGAAATGTTCTGGGTGATGTTTGTGCCGGAAACAGTGCCGCTTTGCCCGGATGAACCACCGGTATTGAAATCGAAGCGGGTGGGGATGGCGTTTTGCATATCCAGCGAGACGGCGGACATGGCATCCTCGAAGCCCACGCCAATGCCCTCGCCCATGTTTTTGCCAAGCCCGGCAAAGAGCGTCGACGGAGAGTGGATGCCGAAAAAGTCCTTAATGCGGTCCACAATCCCACCAAAGAAGCCGCTGATTTTGTTCCACAGCCACGTGCCCGTGTCGGAGATGCCCTGCCACAGTCCTTTGATGAGGTTGCCGCCGACCTGCGCCATCTGCCCGATGTAGCTGGTGAAAGCGCTGACCAGCCCCGCGACAATCTGCGGCACCGCCTTGATTACGGCGGCGATGATTGCCGGAAGGTTCGCAATGAGCGCGACCAGCAGCTGGACGCCAGCAAGGATGATCTTATCGATGTTCCCGACAATGACGTTTACCAAGCTTCCGACAATCTGCGGGATAGCCTTTACAACCGTGGTGATGATGAGCGGCAGGTTCTGGATTAAAGATATAAGCAGCTTCACCCCGGCGTCTACGATCAAGGGGATCGCGCCGATCACGGCGGTGATGATACCGTTAATAATCTTCGGAATCGCTTTGACCACGGCGTCGATAATGACCGGCAGCGCCGTCACCAGTGACACCAGCAGCTGAATGCCCGCGTCGATAATCTCCGGAATCGCTTCGATGATGAAGTCCACAATGGCTGTAATGATGGCGGGCAGGGCGGCGACTAACTGCGGGATTGCGTCCAGCAGACCACGGGCAAGCCCAAGGATAAGCCGCAGCGCCGCGTCAAGGATCATGGGCAGGTTATCCGCCAAGCCTTGAACGATGGTAGTGACCGCGCTCACCGCCGCCGGAATCAGTTCCGGCAAAGCTGAGCCGATGCCGCCGACCAGAGCCGTCACCAATTGCACCGCCGCGTCAACAAGGAGCGGCAGGCTGTCAATCAGCGCGCCGACGATTGTCATCACAGCGTCCACGGCCGCGGGGATAAGCTGTGGTAGGAGCGTCAGAATCGTATTCAGCATCTGCGTGAACAGATTGACCACTGTAGACAGCAGTGTGGGAAGCAAATCTCCGACCGCCTTTAAAATTCCGTTCAGGGCGGGCGGCAAAGCGGCGACGATATTCTGAATAACCGGCGTGATGTTTTTCACGACGTTCTGGAACGCGTCCACCACGTTGCCGATCAGCACTTTAATGTCCGCGTCCGCATTGCCAAGCCCCGCCATCAAGTTGCCAATGGCTGACTGCATACCGGCAATAGAACCGCTTATCGTTTCGGTCGCTTCCTTGGCGGTCGTACCGGTGATGCCCATTTGTGTCTGTATGACGTGGATTGCCTCGGCAGCGTCCGCATATGAAGAGATGTCATATTTGATGCCAGAGAACTTTTCAGCATCGGAGAGCAGCCGCTCCATTTCGGACTTCGTGCCGCCGTAGCCGAGCTTCAAGTTATCAAGCATGGTGTAGTTTTGTTTGGCGAATCCCTGATAGGCGTCTTGTATGGACGAAATGCCCGTACCCATTTTATTGGCGTTGTCGGCCATATCCGTAATCGCCATATCCGCGACCTTGGCCGCTTTCGAGGTGTCACCGCCGAGGGACTGGATAAGACTCGCCGAAAAGCCCGTGACCGTCTCCATATACGTGTTTGCGGACATACCGGCGGTTTTAAAGGCTGTTTCGGCGTAGCCCTGCACAGTTTTTGACGCTTCGCCGAACAGCGTATCCACGCCGCCGACAAGCTGTTCGTAATCAGAGTAGGCGGCAATGACTTCCTGGCCGAGTTTCATGGCGGCGGCTCCCGCCGCAACGACAACCGCGCCCATCGCCACGCCCACGCCTTTGAGGACGCCACCCAGTTTCTCAAACTTGGAACCGGATTTCTCCGCTTCGTCGCCGCTATCCTTGAGTTCATTTCCGAGGCCATCGGCCGACTTCGCCGCTTCGTCTTCTCCCTGACCCATGCCATCGAGGGCTTTCTCGTTATCGGTCAGTTCGCGCTCCATGCCGTTAAGTTCCGCCTGCGCCTTGTTCAGCTGAACCTGCCAGTTCTGGGTGCGGCGGTCGTTTTCGCCGAAGGATTCGGACGCGTTGTCAAGGGCGGCGCGCAGGGTTTCGATTTTGCCCTTCTGCGCGTCAATTTCCTTATTTAAGACTTCGTTGCGGGAGGTAAGCGCCTGCGCGGATTTGTCGTTTTTCTCAAACTGGCTTGTTACCAGCTGCATTTCAGAACCGAGAACTTTGAAGCTCTGGTTGATATCCGAAAGCGCTTTTTTGAATTCTTTCTCGCCCTCGACGCCTATTTTCAGACCGAAATCGTCCGCCATTTATGCTCACCTCCTTAAAAAGGGCATGAAAAAGGAGCAGCCCGAAGGTTGCTCCTCAAATAGATATTTTTTTAAGTTAAAAGGACTTCAACGTTCCTTTGCCAGCCGCGATATCATAGACCCACTGATCGCCTGTTGGGCTCACATAAGGGCTTATTGCCGAAATCTCACGCACCGTGCGCTCCACAAAATCCGCGTGGTGGAACTTGTAATTCTTCGCGAATATCTCGCAACACTGTTTTAAGTCCGCACCATCGGGTGGGTAGAGCGCCATTGGGACCTCGCTCATGTCCAGCTCTCCCTTGGGGTTTCCACCAGAAATTAGGCACGCGCTGCCGTTTTGGGCTTTGCCTGCGATGAGGAAGTAAAATGATGACGGCATTTTCAGCTTCTGCAGCACTCCAATGTCCTGGATCTTCTGATGAGCGTCCCGAATGATTCCCGCCAAACCGTCTGTCGTTAAAGTCTCCTTCTCGGCCAGCTTGGCGACATCCATTTCCACCAGCGTTCCAAACACAGCGTTTCCAGCTGAGGCAAAGGCCAGCTGACTGTTGACCACTGCGACTTTCTTCATGTCGTCGGTTATCAGTCGGCCGTCCTTTCCTGAACCCCGCTTGTCGGCGACGAGGATGATTTTTCCCTCTTCCTTGATGGCAAATATGACGCTCATTTCCATCCCACCTTCAAAATTCGTTAATTTATAATGGAAGCATATCACAATTAGTAATAATATTCAAATATTGTAAGGGATAATGTCATCTATCGTCAGCATCCTCATTGGCTTCTCAATACTATACCACTGCTTATGGCAGGCCCACAGATCAAGGAACAGACCGATGGGCATGAGCCAGAAATCCTCCGCGCCCATACCCATCTGAACTGTTCCGTAATATAGAAGCCGGGTAAACAACTCCGCGTCGCTTACCCGACTTCCACGTTTTTTGAGGAAGCTTCGTCCTCGCTTTCCACATTGCGCTTGGTGCCCCGGAACATGGCTTCCGTGATGGCGGTCTTGTATGCCGCCAGATCGAGGGGCGAGGTAAGCAGCTCGACTTCGTCCTCGGTCAGAAGCTCCTGCAGGTTATCCTTGTTTTTCAGGTTGTGAATCAGGACGGACTGGTTGGCAAGCAGGGTCAGCAGCCACACAATCTCATCCAGCGCCATCTCGAAATTCTCGGATTTCATGAGCTTTTCGCCGAGGTTCTCCAGCCCGCCGTACCGCCCCGCGATTGCCTTGGTCGCGCGGGTGGTCAGCACCAGTTCATACTCCTCACCGCCGATATTGATAACGGCGCTTCTTTCAGCGGCATTTGTAACGTTATCCATTCCGCATCCTCCTTACGATCCCGGCGTATAGACCGGTTCATAGACTTCGGTAAACCAGCCGGTGATGGTGGCGGAGGCCACTCCGGCGTCGCCCTCGGTAACCTCCGATTTCCACGGGTGTTTGCCAAAGGCGTCCAGCTTGTTCCGGCGCATGACGGTTCCTTCAATAGTGGGCGTCGAAAAGGTGATGGAATCCGACTTGGTCTGCAGGTTGGTCGCGGGCAGGCCGAATTTCACCCGATAAAGCCAGAAATAACGGTAGGAGCCGTTTGCCTTCTGCGCGCGGAAGCCCACCGCGACTGGCTTTCCTACGTTTTCACTGGCGGAAACCAGTACGCCGTTGTCGTCGGTGGACGCGCCGGTTAGATCTGCCGCTGCTGCCGGGCCGATATCGTCCACGCCGAGGGTAAGCTTGCCGCTGTTGAAGTCCTTTACCACCTCGGCGGCGCCGTCGTCTGCGTACAGTATCGCCTCAACCAGTTCCACCGAAAGCTCGGCGGTGATGGCTTTGGCGAGCACGAGGGGCGTGGAGTAGGTCTCCTGACCGTTGGAATCCTCGGTGATTTTTGAATAATACAGTTTGTCGAGGCCGATTGTCGCCATAATTTTTTTCCTCCTCTTTAAATGGAATGGGTATTGCCGTCAGGCAAAATTGGGTCCAGCGTCACGCTGGTCGCCACATCAATGGCGTAGTGGTGGTAGCCGGTATCGTCCTCATGTCCGATGTAACGGCGGTCGGTTACCGTAAAGCCCGCCGCGAGCAGCGACGCGGTGATCTGCTTTTTCCGCTGCAGGTAGTTGCCCTTGGTGAAAAACGAAATCCGCACCTCGGACACATCGACCAACGGCATATTATCGCCGAACAGGGCGAATTCATCTGTCATTGGCGTGAGCACCAGGTATTCGTCGGGAGGAACGCCCGAAAAAACGCCGGTCTCCACAGGAAGAACCGGCGAAAGCAGAGTATTCAGTTCCGTTAAAATGCTCATATATCGTCAACCTCCTTCCGAAGCTTCGCCTTCATCGCTTCAATGCAGGCGCTCCGGCTCTGCGTTTTCGCGGGCTTCAAGAAGGGTTTCGGTGGCTGACCGGATTTGCCGTATTCTAGGATGTTGGCGATTTTGGCATTAGAGCCGCCGTCGCTCCTCGGTTCGGCGAAGCCGACCTTTACGTTGAAGTTTCCGTCCCGGTCCATCAAAGCGGGAGAAAGACCCAGAGAGCGTTCCAGTTCGCCCGTAGAACGGCTTTTTTCCTTTGTGCCGCTGCCGACCACAGCGGAAAGGTTGCTTTTTACCTTATCAAGTACAACTTCGCCGCCCACTTCCAGCACTTTGGGGATAATCGTATCCGTCTGGTCGCCGAGGCGGGAAAGCTTCAGCAAAAACTCCTCTGGCATTTTCATATCGACTTTAGCCATG